CACAGCCAACACGGTACATGACCAGGCTCACAAACACCGATTACCCTCACCAACCCACACCCCCCACCCTCACAACGCTACGCTCACAACATGGCGAAGGGACAGACACCGGCTCTGACACCTGAGCAGGCCGACCGTTACCGTGAGGTTGTGCGCCTACGGGCGCTCGGTTTGACGTTTGAGGAGATCGCTGACCGGACGGGCTACTCGGATCGCTCGAGTGCGAAGAACGCTTACGAAGCGGCGTTGCGCCGGTATGGGCGTGAGGCTGTTGGCGATCTGCGTGAGTTGGAGGGTTTCAGGCTGGAGGAGTTGTGGCGTCGCTTGATGTCGAAGTTCCAGAACCCTGACGAGTTGACTATCCCGGAGTTCGCCCAGTTGGTTGGTGCTGGCGTTCGGATCAGCCAGCGGCGGGCCTCGCTGTTCGGGTTGGACGCTCCGCGGCAGGTGGAGATTTCAGGGGTGGACGGCGGGCCTCTCCAGACGGACGTCGGTGAGTTGTTGCGTCAGCGGCTCCGTGCTCTGAAAGACAGCGACTCTCCGTTGCCTGAGGGCCAGGTGATTGACGTTGACTCAGACACCTAACTGGTCGTTGGCTCGGGAGCTCGCAGAGGAAGCAGCACTCGAGGACATTGACCTGCTGGTTGACAGCCTGTCACCGGAGGCGAGGCAGGCGGCACTGTTTGACTGGCGATTGTGGCGTCGCCCTGAGCAGGCTACGCCGGACGGCAACTGGCGTGTCTGGCTGATCCTCGCTGGTCGTGGGTTCGGCAAAACGAGGTCGGGTGCCGAGTTCATTCGGGAACAGGTCCAGGCTGGCACAGCGAAACGTATCGCTCTCGTCGGCAGGACTGCGGCAGATGTGCGAGACACGATGGTCGAAGGAGAGTCCGGTCTGTTATCGGTGTTCCCTCCCGACCAGCGCCCACGGTACGAGCCGTCGAAACGCAGGGTGACATTCCATAACGGGGCGACCGCAGTCACCTACTCGGCTGACAAACCCGACCTGTTGCGTGGACCGAACCACGACCTGGCGTGGGCCGACGAGCTCGCCGCATGGCGTTACCCTGATGCGTGGGACCAACTCATGTTCGGTTTGCGTATCGGCAAGACCCCTCGAGTGGTTGTTACGACGACGCCGAGGCCGATACCGCTGATCCGTGAACTCGCCCAACGGACGGACGGCACTGTTGTTGTCACTCGAGGCTCCACCTATGACAACGTCGCCAACTTGTCGCCCGACTTCGTCCAGGAAATGCGCCGCCGGTACGAGAGTTCTCGCCTCGGCCGTCAGGAGCTGTACGCCGAAATCATCGACGACATGGACGGGGCGCTCTGGAACCGTGACTGGTTGGAGGAAACCAGAGTCGTTCAGGCACCGCCGTTGCGCCGAATCGTCGTCGCTGTCGACCCAGCCGTAACGTCGACAGAGGAGTCAGCCGAAACCGGCATTGTTGTCGCAGGCGTCGACGAGAAAGGCCGTGCGTACGTCCTCGACGACCGGTCCCTACGAGCCTCTCCCCACGAGTGGGCGTCGGAAGCAATCGCCGCCTACCACACTCACCGCGCCGACCAAATCGTCGCAGAAGCGAACCAGGGTGGCGACTTGGTGAAGCAACTGCTCGGCACGGTCGACCGCAGGGTGCCGGTCAAGTTGGTGCGAGCCTCCAGAGGCAAACGAACCAGAGCGGAACCAGTAGCGGCCCTGTACGAACAGCGCCGAGTTCACCATGTCGGCATGTTCGCCCAACTCGAGGACCAGTTGTGCTCGTGGGTGCCTGACCTCTCCAACTCGCCCGACCGACTGGATGCCCTGGTGTGGGCGCTCACCGAACTGGTCGTGGAGGGCCAGAGGCAGGCAGAGGTCGTTGTTCCTGCGAGCCTGACGCAGACGTCGGCGTGGCGATTCTGACGACAGCAACACCGCCACCCTGAGGCGGCGGTGCGCTGAGTCTCAGATCTGGAACAGAACCTCAGGTGCCCTCTCGCAGAGGTAGGCGACCGTCGCTTGAATCTCATAGTCAGGAGCGCCAGTCAGCGTCCTCGCCGTCGTGTGGAACGCTTCGACCATTGCGTTCTGGCGCATCGCCATCGAAGCGACTCGGTGTGCGTCGTGGGTTGGGTCGTTATACATGGTCCCGTCGATATTGCGCTGTGGGTAGCACATCCCTGACGTTGCCTGAGCCGCCATGAGGTCGGTGCGCTCCCGAAGGTCAGCGAGAGCCTGCCGCAGACTGCGGTTGGTTCGGATGATGTCGTTGCTCAGGCGAGCGAGCGAGGCGAGGCGCTTGTCCTCCATCATTCGGTTCACGAGGGTCGGAGCCTCGAGTGTGGTGGTTGCGGTAGTCATGTTTGGGTTCTCCGTTTCAGTTTCAGCGGTTGAGGAAGGCGTCAGCCTTGCCTTCGATTTCCTGCCAGAGAGCGGTGACCTGCTCGTCGGTGAGGCCCAGCATGTAGGAGGCTTCACGGATTCGGTCGGCGCAGTTCTGGCGGTCGGTGATGCTCTCAGCGAGGCGGCGGTGCCATGAGGTCGTGTCGCCCTCGTCGACCCGAAGGCCTGCGTGGAGGCGCTCGTCGATTCGGGCCATGTCCTCCTTGATGTAGCAGGCCATCTTCGACGCCGTCTGTGTGGCGCTGGCGTAGCGCCACACGCTCTCCAGCAGGTGTCGGGCGACCCTGGCTTCTGTACCGTCGCCGTCCGAAGCCTCGGTGAGTTCGTTGATCATGGTGTTGGTTGCTGTGGTCATGGCCTGGTCCTCTCTCTCGTCGGTTGCCATACGTCCAAGATAAGCAGACGGGAGCGCCAGTAGCAAGCGCTATTGCCCGATTGTCCCATTAGGGCTTGCGACCGGCTGGCACTCGAGCTATCGTGACGGCATGGCAACAAACCCGACGAAAGGACCAGCCATGACACCGACCACCTGGAACACGACCGACCAGCTGAAGCAGCTCGCTGACGAACTCAAAGAGTTCGACAAGGACATGTGGGAGTTCGCCTGCCCTGCCAACTTCGCAGAAGCCGCTAACTGGGACTTCAGCCTCACCGGTCACCTCGCCCTCAAGTACGGCACCGCATGGCAGGCAGTCATCAAGAGCAAGAACGGCAACACGGTCGACGCTGAGAACGACGGCCACGGAGGACCGAACCGCTACATGGGTGAGCGGAACGCCCTCCTCAAGAGCGCCAAGATCTGCTACCCGAAGGCGAGAGACGACGACGAGGCGCTGGACCGCCTCTGCTCGTGGCTGGACATCGTCGACGACTGGACCTCCTGAGGTCGCCGACCTGAGGTAGCGCACTCCCTCCTTCCCCAACTGCGCTACACTCGAGGCCGACGCACGGCGCACCCTCCACCTCTAGGGGTGGGGGGTGTTGCTGTACCGACAGCCAAACGCCTACGAGGTGCGCTACGCTCAGTGTTGTGAGCGCCTCCGAACAGACCCCAGTAGCGAAGGCGAAGCCCACCGACTTCCTAGAGGTCGGCTCCTCCGGTCTCCACCAGAACGCTGGCGAGGTCCGTCAGGACTTCCTTCGCCAACTTCAAGGCAAGCAGGCGTACGCCAACTACCGAGAGATGGCAGACAACGACCCCGTGATCGGGGCGATGCTCCACGCCATTGAGATGTTGATTCGGGCTGTCGACTGGACAGTCGAACCGGCAGACGAGCAAAACGACCAGGCCATCGCTCAGGCCGAGTTCGTTTCCGAGTGCCTCTCCGACATGAGTACGTCCTGGGTTGACACTCTGGCGTCAGTCATGTCGTTCCTCGTCTACGGCTACTCGTACCATGAGGTTGTCTACAAACGGCGACGCGGTTTCACCAACGACCCTCGCACCCGTTCCAAGTACAACGACGGACGGATCGGCTGGCGCAAGTTGCCAGCGAGGTCGCAGGACACCATTCAGAAGTGGGAGTTCGACGACAACGGCGGCATTCGGGGTGCGTACCAAATGGACCCCAACTCGAGGAAGAAGGGCGGTGTGTTCCTTCCGATTGAGAAATGTCTGTTGTTCCGCACCACTTCCAAACTGAACAACCCGCAGGGTCGGTCGGTTCTCCGTAACGCTTTCATCCCGTGGTACTACAAACGGCGCATCTCTGAGATCGAAGCGATTGGTATCGAACGAGACCTCGCCGGTATGCCGGTCGCCCTGGTTCCTCCGCACCTGCTCTCCGACAACGCCACCGCCAACGAACGAGCTGCGTTGGACGCCATCAAACAGATCGTCCGAAACATCAAGAGGGACGAGCAGGAAGGCGTCGTGTTCCCTCTCGCCTACGACCCTGAGACAAACCAACCGGCGTACAAGCTCGAGTTGTTGTCGACCGGAGGGCAACGCCAGTTCGACACCGACGCCATCATTGCTCGCTACGACCAGCGAATCGCAATGACTGTCCTCGCCGACTTCCTGCTACTCGGCCACGAGAAAGTCGGCACCCAGGCTCTGTCGGTTTCCAAGATCGATTTGTTCATCCGCTCACT